AGGTATGAGCCTGCCCGCAACGTCGTTGCAGCAGCGGTGGCTGAGGCTTGTGCCCAGGAGATGCCAAAGTTACCTGGGGTAGAGACTAGTAACGATCCCTTGTACATGACCTCGTTACTGCTCGCCCCAGTTCCTACGGTTCCATAAGTGATGGTCGTGGCGTACGGGGTTTCAGCCTTCGGTCCATACGCAGAGCCGTTTACAAAGCCGTAGGCAAGGGCAGGCGCTGCCCCTCTGGAATCTACTGCGGTACCGTCGTTCGTCCATTTAAAGCCATCACCGGCGGTCACAGAGTCGAATATCAGGAAGATCTCCCAACTGTATCGACCTACCGCGAGCTGGTTACTCTGTAGGTCAGGATCAGGGGTAAGCGCGGTCGAGTTGCTTATGACCGTATCAGACGGCTTGATCTTGGCATTTCCGGTTCCAGCCCCAGTGGCAGCAAAATACGCAGTCACCTTCCAGGCCGATGATCCTAAGAACTGGGCCAGCAGCGCATCCCCCGGCTGGGTGATGATGTTCGCGCTTCCAGGTAGCGCCAAGGAAGCGCTATTGGTTAAGGTGAGCGAACCAGAGAAACGCAGCAGATAGAACGGCGCCAGAAGTGAAGCAGCGTTACCTAAGCTCGTGATGGTTGTGGTTCCTGTCACCAATCCCACATGCGCAGGCAGTGTGCCTAGATCGGTCGTCGTGGCACTCGCGATCGGCACTTCCTGGCCGAACGTGCCTACGATGGACCCCGTGAGTGAGCCTGACTGCAGCAGAACGAAGCCGGAATTTCCGGAGGTACCGATATTCGCCTGATAGACGATCTCGGTGATGAAATTGGCCTGAATCTGGTTCGGCCCCAATGACGTGCCGTTCGCGTTGAATAGCCCAACCACTCCTATGCCATTCACATTGATCGAGGGACTTTGGGCGTTGTTATTTGACGGCACGAAGAAAATCGGGGTTCCGGCGAACTGGCTGTACGAGGTGTAGGGGCTTAAGAAATTGAGCAGGTATAGGATCGAGGAACCTGTGTCAGTCCCACCGTTTAGGGACAGAAGCTGCTGATTGATGACCTGATCGGTCGAGCCGATCTGATTGCCATTGGCGTCAAATTCGATGTATTTGAGCGCTATGTTGGGAAGCTGCCAGACGCTAGCCTCACCGCGTTGGTTCAACTGGATCGGGTTGGTGTTGGCGACCGAGCCGGTGTTATCCGTATAGGTCGCCGCCGGAATGACCGTGCCTGCCGCATATGTAAAGACCGAGCCAAAGGCGTTCGGCTGGCCGTTATTCAACCAGCTTTTGAGACGCAGTGCCGGTGCAAGATAGGCGACGGTCATTTATGATGTGCCCACAAGGAGACACCTTATGCAATGGATATTCGCACTCGGCATCGTCTGGTTCTGCATCGTCCACGAGGGCTTTCGCAAAGTAGTCTTTTGGATCAGCGGAATCAGCCTCTCGCTTCTCATGATCTGGATTTGCGCTTTAGGACCCATTCACTGAGTCTCTTTCAGGCGTTCCAAACCTGAGGCCGGATCCAAAGCTCTGCGCACTGCCGCTTCCTCGGCACGCTTTCCCATTGCTCCACGGACCATGGAACCGACTGGAATTCCGCCAACCTTCACATTCGCCACGCCCTCCAAGACATTAGCCCCATGTCCGGCCAAAGCTCCGACCAGCGTATTCGAGTTATTGACGAACGAGCCTTTAGGCTGGGCGGTCGTATAGCGAGCCACATTACCCAAAGTATCCAAGTGTTGCGCTTGCTCAGGAGGCAGCAGCAATTGCAGTTTCGGTCGCAAGTTATCCAAGTTTTTGTTGAATGAGGCTGCGGCAAAGTTGCCGTTGCCCATGTTATCTACCTTGGCGGCATTGCGTAGATGATCGAGCGCTGCGACGCCTAAGGTCTGCGAGGCGGCATCATTATCCGCAAGATTAGCCTTCATGGCCGTGACTGATTCGCGCGTGGCATTCGGTCCCGTGATAAATCGCTGCACGAACTTCTCAGGAGGAACTGAATCATTGACTGCTGCCTTGTAGGCAGGATCGGCTTCCAATGCTTGGAACTGAGCCTTCGCGGAGTTTCGCGCATCATCTGCCAAAGGCTTAAGCTTTGCAGCACCTGGAGCAAGAGGCATAGCCTCCATCTGGTTTCGTATCACACCCGCAGCCGCGCGTTCATTGCCATCCAAGGATGAGCGCTGAATGCGCGCAAGATTAGTACGCAAGGACTCGAAGTTCTCGAACGTCATGTTACCGTTATCCGCAAGACGACCGAGCGTTGACATGACCGCTTTGGGTGCGTGATCGAACAGCAGTTCGTTATGCAGTGCCTTGGATGAATTCTCCAAAAGAGCATTGGCATCCACAGGGAACTGTCCGCCATTGGCGTCTTTGAGTTTCTGATACTTGGAGCTTATTTCAGCATCCGCCGCAGCCGCTTTGTCCTCATATGCCTGAATGATCGTATCGCCATGCTCGCCCGGATTGGTCGAGAACACATCAGGTCCAGCTTGTTCGCGGATAGTGCGCAAGTTATCGATCAACTGACCATTTTGCTGGTTGTATGCTTCGGCGAGTTCCTTGTGCTTGCCGCGCATGTTCATTTCATTTGAGATTATGGAAGGATCCTGCGTGGCCTGCCCTTCAGTCAGATTCATCTTGACCGGCAAAGAATCAGCTTCCAGTCTTCGGTTCAAGACATCCGGATTGACCGCCCCTCCAGTCTTTCGTGTGGTATCGATAATGGCTTTCTGAAGCTCAGGGCTGGCCTCTTGGATGTTGGCCGCGGTCGATGCTGCGCCCATGGACTTACCCGACTGAGCGGCATTCAAAGCAGCTTGTGCGCTCTCAACAGTCGCCGGCGCACCTTTGAACCAACTGGGGATAGAACGAAGTAGTGCCGCCCCGCCTTTTACTATGGAAGGGGCTCCCGCAAGGATTGGAGCTACTTTGATCGCGGTAGAAACAGCAGGGTGCATCGGAGGCACATCGAAGGTCTGACCGCTCTCAGGATCAGTGAATTTCGTAGTACTGGCAGAACGCTCTGCTAGTTCATCAGCAGCCATCTGTGGCCAATTGATCGGATTGTAGGGCGAACTCATGACCGCAGTAGAGCCGCGGCTCAAAGCCCTAGCAGCTTCTCCTTCCGGATCCTCAGGCGCCGGCGACGCTTCAGCCTTATCTTGCGCGGCGAAAGCATGATCGATCGGATCACCAGTAAAAGGCGTCGGAGCCGCTGAGGCCTCAGGAAAGGCCTGATCTATTGGATCACTGGCCAGTGACATCTGGGCTTAGCCTCTTGACTGATTCGGCTTGCGCCCTGAATGCCTTAGCCTGTTCTTTAGTTTTGAAATTACGCTGAAAGAAGCCGACCTGTTCTTCTGGCGAGAGTGCATAATATTCGTGCATCAAAGGACTTGCTGCCGCTGTGGCATGGGCATAGTCACCCTGGAACCCGTTCATCTGGCCTTTGGTTGCTGCGGAATTCTTCTCACGCAATTGTCCTAAGGCGAGATCCTGACGGGCAGTACCCCGAGTGACATCCATGGCCTGATGGATGGTCTGAGTTGGGGTCTGGGCAGTCGGCAAACCGCTCAACACTTCAGCAGCTCGCGAGTCAGATCCGGCTCTAGCTCCAGCGGAACCTCGCAATCTACCCAAATCCTTCTCAAGTTCTGTACGGGCCTGATTGATATCCTGAAGGCCCAATGCTCCAAGACCTGAGCTAACCTTCGCAGGCAACGCACCGGGAGATACAATATCTGCAAGTTGATCGATACGCTTGGTCAGATCAATATTCGTGCGAGCATCCTTCTGCGCTGCGACCACCAGATTCGAGGTATCGATATCGGCGTTGCCGGTCTCGGTCTGGCGCTTGGTGGCCCCTGCAACCTGCGGCGGTGTGGGATTGATTGCGCTTCCGGTAGCCCCACCAGGAGGTTGCGAGAGACCACCAAGAACTGGATCTCTATTGACTAACCCTGCTCCTGTGTTTTGTGCAGTAGGAGTGATCCCTGCGATCGATGAGGCAATATTGGCTGCGCCTATCTTCCATGGCTCTTTGCCGGGTGGTGGCGGATTACCACCTTGGGTCTGCTTGGCCATGTGCGTAATGGCTTGCTTGGCAGTGTTAGCGATAGTTTGATAGTTGCCAGCTTCCGGTGTGCCTTTTTTTGAAGCAACTAGATTATCGATAGCGTCGATTATATCGCTAGGCTGCTCGGCTCGTGCTGTCACGCCTGCGATGGTTTGACCTAACTCTGCGCGCTCAGAACTTCTTAAATTATTGACAGCTGAGTTGAATGCAACCTTTTTTGTGGCTGCGCTGACGATGTTTTCATAATGCTGCGATCCAGTGGTCGGAGCGGCTTGCATTACTATTTTTTGTGCATCAGGCGTTGGATTGCCATCTTGGTCAACAATGCCATTTTTTACCGGATCAGACATCAATCCAGCGAGTGCTTGGTTTTCCTTGGCAGATTGAGTATCTATCTGCGCTTTAGCCTGAGCGCTTTGCTGTATAGATTGCCCAGTTTGCAAGGCCTGTTTTTGCTGCTGTATTCCAAGACCAGCGCTTCCGAGCTGCATGATCTTATTTAGGGTATTTAGACCCTGATTAGGGTCTGGAGGATTCACGTTTAGTGACACACTGGCATTGAAATCTGCCATATAACTAACTCACACCAAGAGTTGCATTTTCTAATTTATCTTGGCATAGTAAAACATGCCTCCAATCAAACCTGGCGAAAGATTTGGACAATTGACTACGCTCTTTAAGATAAGTGCCGCTAGCGATGCGCATTATCGAACCAGATGGCATTGTCGTTGTGAATGCGGAAAGGAAAGCATTGTAGATAGCAGCAAACTTAGAAGCAGACAGACTACTTCTTGCGGATGCCGAAAAGGTCTTTTCCCTAATGGAGGTACAGTTGGAGACCAAACCAGAACTCATGGCATGAGCAAAACCAGGATATATGGTACTTGGTGCAAGATGATTGATCGCTGCTCTAATCCAAAAAACAAAAGCTTCTTTAGATATGGCGAACGAGGCATAACAGTATGTAACCGTTGGATGAAGTTTGAAAACTTCTATGCCGATATGGGACTTCCTCCGCAAGGAAAAACTATCGATCGAATCGATAATAATGGTCCATATTCCAAAGAAAATTGTCATTGGGCTACCGGTTCACAGCAAGCCAGAAATAGACGCAATACTGTATTTTTGACGCATAACGGCCAGACCAAAAAACTAGCTGACTGGGCAGATGAATTGGGAATACCTAGGTATCTCATACATCTTCGGCGCCAGAGAGGCTGGTCGGTTGAGAGAATGCTGTCGTTATAGTCTGCCATCAGCCTGCGTTCGGATCGTAGTAAGGATTGGTCGGATCACCCGGCTGCTGCGCTGGGTTCATTGCTCCAGGCGAATACTGCGATGGGTTGTACTTGACGGTCGAGCCCTGATTCAAAATCTGATTTAGCGCATTCTGGCCGTAGAAAGCCCCAGCAGCGCCTCCGATCCCACCAGTGATGGCATTAGCGCTCCCGATAGTACCGGCTGCCTGCGAGGCTCCTATGCTGCCTAGCGTGCCACCAATCGCACCGGCAAATTGGCTAGCCCCGGTAGCCGAATTACTTCCAGCGTTCGAGCCTAATGTTGCAATCGAATTGAGTCTGTTAAAAATATTATTTTGTTGAGACTGATAATTTTGGAATGCACTGTTGAAAGAATTATTTGCAAAATTAGAATTGAACGACATCAAGTCTTTCAGCGCCGCGCCAGACTCGGCACCCTGCGCATTGGAGTCTTGATTCAGTGTTCCTTGTGCGCCCTGCTGCAGATTGAAGTTGTACTGCGGCGTGAGGGACTTGAACGTATCCATGTTAAACGGCGTGTTAAGCGAACCGAAGCCACCCGCGGGACTGGAGTTCGGTGTGCCGTCAGGATTGAACTGATTGCCGGTGCCGAGTAAGTAATTTAGCTGTCCCTGTGCCGCGCCACCGGCTTGAATGAATGGATATTCATTGCTCTGGATCTGATTGAACATGCTCTTCTGCTGAGCAAGGGCTTCGCGCTCTGCCGCGACTTGCTCGCGTGAGGCTTCTGAAGATGCGCCGGAACTGATCAGTCCGCCTACTAGGCTAGCTCCAGCGACACCTACGGCAACCCAACTTATGGCAGTGCAGCAAGACTTTCATCCTGAAGCCTCTTTAGTTCGTTACGCGCGTCATACATAGCGGTGTCATCCGGTTCTATGAGTTCTGCCTCGATTTTGTCGAGATCAGTTTCATCAGTTCTATGGATCGTTAAGCAAACCGTATCAGTGTGAGAGTAGACGGCTCGCTTCGTTCCCGGACGGGAGACGATTACGCGTGGCCCTATAATACGCTCTTTAGTGCCGTCGCCAATAACTGTTATCTCACCTGAGCAGATCACATACATGTGCTCTTTTTTGTGGACCTTCCCGATGATGAGAGTGTCAGCTGGCCTGAAAAGCCAACGTACATATACCCCTGGAATGAAGAAATGCTCAGTGAAAAGCGTGGCCTGTGGAAGTTTTGAGGCTGCTTCCTGCAAACGTTTTATCTGATCCAACGTCGCGGTGAGTTCGTTCACGACGGCAGAAACACCATCTGCGGCGCCACCGAATAGACCACCTTTAGCTGATCATTTGCAGCCAGGTTAAAGAGGCCACCAGTGACGCCTGTCGAGTAGAAGGTACCAGAGCGGCTGATGAGGATATTTGAGACCGTACCCCCCGAAACGATAACCCCTCCCTTCATCTTAGGGCTGTAGATGAAAGGGGAAGCCCCTAGCGCTATGGGAATCTCGCTCGAGGGCGGGATGCCTAAGTCAACGTTCTGAAACCATCGGTACCACGCCGCATGGGTGTTCTTGCCATCGGTCAGTGGCAGATCATAAGTGGGAGCGGTGCGATAGACGGTCATGAGGCCTGCGCGTAGCAAGTACAACCAATGATGTCGGCCTGCACCGGATCGGTGAAGTTGACTTCCCAGACCCTATCTCGAGCTTGTCCCAACTTTCGCCAGATTGCCCGGTTCTTGGTGTTTCCGGCCTGACCTATCGTGACCCAGTATTCATTGCTCCAGGTAAAGCCGCCATCGTTTGAGTATCTAAGCATGACCTGTGGGATCTTGCCTTGGCCTGTCTGTAAGCCCACCCCTGGGGTGAATTCGACCTGAAGCTGCGAGAAGAACATTCTTTCGCGCGTTGCTTTCAGCCACTGATGGGGCGTGCGTCTAACACGGCGAATAGGTGCCCCGGCATCGGTATAAAAGCTTCGGGACATTTGATGGAGCTGACCAGTTTGATAGTCACCAACGATTCGTACGTCCCCGAAGTCCATAAAGCAGTTCGATCTATGGCGATGAAAGAGGCCGGTATTGGGATCATAGGAGGCCCTCTGGTGCCAAGCGATCGCAGGATTAATCGCCGCTGCGGTGAAATCAAATACCCAGGTCACATCGGCGGTGGGGAAGGTTAAGACATAGAACAGCTCGCCGCCTTCCTCATAAGAATAGCCGATGGCGTCCGAGATCACCGGATACTGCGCGATGGCATAATCGATCGCAGGGGTGGATATCTTCTGCCAGCTGTACTGGGAGGTCACAACGACGATATTCTGACCCTGTTCATTGCGCCCCAACCAACACAACTGAGGACCGGCCCGCGCAATCGAATGAAGTGCAGCGCACCCGATCTGAGGGCCAACTCCAGGGATGCGTGAAAAACTAAAGTTCGTGCCCCCGGAGTTAAACCACACTTCTGAAGTTCGCTCACCGATAAGCCATGCTTCACGGTTGTTCTCCATCATCGTGATTAAATTATCGGTCGATGAGTCCTTCAGACCATTGAATAGCCCCGGGAAGAGCATGGAGTAAGGGGCGGGACCTGAGGTCTGAAAGGATCGGGTACCGCCCTGATTGACTGCCAGCCATCCTTCGATGAACCAGAGTCTTTGAGGGTTTGAAGGAAACCCGGGGTCAGTAACCTGCCCGAATATAGGGATCGTCAAGGTCACCTGATCGACGAAACTATTGCCCGTTGCGGGCGCGCTCATCGTAAGCGTGAGCCCAATGGTGTCGACCGATGAGACCTTCGTTCCAGCAGGTATCACTCCACCAGTATCGGTAAGCGTGGGGGTAGAGGCGACTATCAGGCCATTGGGGAGCGAACCAGGAAAGATGATGGTGGGGGAACCAATGCTCAAACTACCCGCGAAGCTGTTGATGTATGGGACACCTGAGATCAGGTAGTAGTAGGCAAAGGTGCCATCCACGATGAGGACGTACCCACCTAACCCTAGGGTAAGCACCCCGTTATCCCGCATCACGACGGGGCCTGAATTGGTGTTCAAAACCCCGACTTGGGTGAGTGAGAACTGCGGACTCGATGTCTGGGTCGCAGGCACACTGATGGCCATCACGTAGAGCATGTTGCTGATGGCTACGAGCGCCTTTTGAGAGCCAGGCAGTACCCAAGCACCCCTCACTTGTCCAACCGCTCCTTGCGCCACGGGATTAAGTCCAGGACAGCCTAAAAGCGCGAGCTGCTCCTTTGCTCGAGGATCAGGATCTGCTTGCGGAAACCAATTGATGAGCCTCTGCGCGTTCTGCAAGAGGTCCGGCATTTCATCGAACCCGTTGACGAACCCGAAGTCTGCGCCAAAGAATCCGGAGGCCGATTGACCTCGCATCATAAGTTATTGATTTCCTTAATTATAGCCACCATGAAAAATGAAGGAAGCGTCACGCCGGCGTCCACGCAAAAGCATGCGGTCATACCGCGCCTTCTCGGCAGGCTTGGCATTCAAAGCCTTGATCAGCTTCATGCTGTCATCGGCATTCGTCTTGATGGCCTCGGTCATCGGATACCCGTACTCGGCGCAGATCTCCTTGGCTAAGGCCCATTTAATCGCGCGCGAATAGCCAGAAGGTAAAACGAAGGTCTGATTGATGGTCAGGTTCTGAAGGATCGTATCGGTGAAGAGATGAAACGGTGCTGAATTACCCGGCGTTTGATAGAACGTGATCACCCCATAGGGCATGAGAGGGTTGTACCAGGCGACGGTAGGCCATGGTCCAGGCTGTGCTTTGTACAAAATCTCTAGGAACCGACTCTGTGTCTCTAGCACCTCGCACGAGAAATCAAGCTGAGAGAAGCGCGTAAAGCCGTGCGTGATGCGATTTGGCCGAGGTATCGCCCAATCCCCAGGGATCGAGTAATTAACCCCTTCAGGGTTATTGGCAGGCGTCGCTGTGGCGTTCTGCGACATAGTCACAGTCTGCGCACCCGCATTGAACGCCGTCACATACGTACCTGGCGGAATGACGCCTGCGGTGTCGATCAGATTAGAGCCTGAACCAACATTATTGGCTGATGTGCCAGCGACCAAATCCGATGGGATCTGCGTCACCCCAGTAATGACGTTCGATCCCCCGGTGAGCGTTCCTATGAACGGCGGTTCTCCCAATGCAGTTTGCATCGGATTACCGATGCGGTAGGCGGCTTGATTGGAGTTTAAGGAGAGGACGTTTTCGACAGAACCGTAGATGAAGTCCTTGTCGAGACTCAGGGAATCTAGCCAATCGTTCAAACAGTCCAGCGCATCTTGCGCATCTGGTTGTTGTAAGGGCTCGCCGGATTGGTAGGAATTTATCCGACGAAGGGCCCCTTTGATCAAATCCGAAGCGCTGGCCATAGGACTCCCGAGTGTTAAAAAACCGCTCGGTTACCCGTGATTTGGATATTACCCCTTACTTTAAGGCGATGCCACACTCACGGGGAACTGCGCGATGTTCAAGCTGATCGGCGTGTTCGCAGCTACTTGCGTGCCCTGCGCGATCGACTGAGCAAGAACAGTATTCGGTGGCTGCTTCGAGGGCTGCCAGATCGGTGTAATCGGAAATACACCAAAATAGCCGATGGAGCTTAATACGAGGACACCAGCTGCCTGCAGCGCGACTTGCGCAGCCTGATATTCCAATCCCACTACATTAGGCATCGTTGGCATTTACCGTCCCATCAATGTGCCGACATTCACGATAAATGGATACACAGAAGCGACTCCTGGCGAGCTACCCGGAATAGTAGCGGTAATTCCCGACCAGTTATATGCCCCAATGCTCCCATTGATGAGTTGCGAAGTGCTCGAGGTGGTACCTGCCCAACTGTAGGCAAGTGCCCCACCGTCGCTGTTGATGATAGCTGGAACGCTCGAGGTGGTGCCTATCCAGGTAAATGCACCCATCGAAGCATTTATAGGTCCGCCTAAGGTACTGGTAGTACCAGACCAGGAGTAAGCGCCTATTCCTGCATTGATCAGCTGCGAGAGGGTCGAAGTAGTCCCTAACCAGGAATAAGCGCCGACACTCTGGGAGATGTTTTCAACGAGATTGGAAGTCGTCCCAGCCCAGCTATATGTCCCAACGACACCATTGATCAGGCCTGAATTGACCGCCGTCGTGCCTGACCATATGTAAGCGCCGACAACGGCGTTAATGACATCATTGGTCGTCGATGTAGTGCCGTCCCAGGAATAGCCAGTCGCTCCACCATCGCTATTGATTAGCTGCGAGGCGGTTGAAGTGGTTCCTGCCCAGGAATATGTACCGACAGCTTCATTGATGATGACGGTAGATATGACCGAATCATCGTAAAATCCCCGTAACCGGCTTAACGGCGTGCCAAGCTTTAGTGACCTTGAACGCGCAGTGACCGGTGATGAAGCAGTTCCTCCACCGGCCGCGAAGGTGACGACAATGATGCCATTTGCGCCAGTCCCGAAGAATGCCTGAGAGCCATTAGATCCTGCGCCACCACCGCCATATAGACCGCCGTTTCCGGTCGTCGTTGTGTTATTGAAGCCGTCACCACCACCGCCGCCCCCAGATCCGTGCGTAGAATCCCATTCAATGCCGGTGCTACCGTTTCCGCCCTTATTGGCAGCACCAGTGCCTCCTCCGCCTCCACCACCACCATTAGTGCCAGCAGAACCAGCACCAGCGCCGCCTGGTCCTCCACCAGAGCCAGCGTGATTGTTGCCACCCGCAGTACCAGTCGTGCCGCTGGCCGCAGCGGCATTCGAGCCGCCACCATTGCCACCACCACCAGAACCGCCCGTGGCAGTCGTGGTGTTATTCCCGCCATTCCCGCCAGCGCCCAAAGGTCCTGCAGCGCCGCCACCACCTGAGCCACCTGAATTGCCGTTAGTATTGCTACCGCCGCTACCGCCATTGAAAGCGCCAGTCGTGGGAACGCAATTGCTTGCCTTACCACCTAAGGCTCCAGTTGTGGCAGAAGTCGCACCAACGCCAAAATCAGCTTTGAATGTCGCTGCATTGGTGAAGAACGTCGCAGTGCCAGATGCCCCAACCGTCGCCCCACCCACACCAATCTGGACCGTAGCGCCATTGGTAATGCTAATGGCAGGATTAATGGCGTAGGCGCCACCGCCGCCGCCGCAACCGCAACCGGTCGAGGCATTGCCATCAAATCCAGCACCACCACCGCCGATGGCCTCTAATTGCGCAATGCCACTGGGACCTGAATAGGTGGTCCCTGAGACGATGTAGATAACGCTCATTTGAGCGGTGCTATAACAGGAGGCGTGAAGGTGATTCCGTTATAGCTCCATGCTGGATTACAGCCCCATGGCGCGGGAATCAACGTCCCTAAGGGGGAACTATCAGCACAACTTAAATCCCCGATCAGACAGCCTACAATGAGGTTGTTTGTATCGATAATCGCCAACCAGTCTGTCTGCGTGGTATCTGGATTTAATCCAGTGTGCGCATTGACTGCGGCTTGCCAAGCGATAAGTGTGTCCTGACCATTTCCAGTCTTGGTGTAGACCAAAACCGCTTCCCCTAGTCCCGCACCGGCGCTATTTAGGAAAGCAATGACGTCCGGAACGTTCGCTTGCGGATCGACTACTCTGCGAACTCTTCCTGTGGCGACGCTATAAATGATCGCTTGTATTGCCACATTCTAGAATCCTGTGGCTGTCAGCAGAGAAACGCTATATTGCAGCAACTGGATCGATGTTCCCGCCGTGGCGACAGAGCAGGTGGCATAGATATCGATTTGATTGGAGACCGTCGAATCGAACGTGGTCCCAAGTGTTGAAGCGCCTGTTGCGGTACCAGAATACGGGATCATGTTACCGCCAGGGCCAGGACCGGTTGCGGGCAATGCCGTGTTAAAAAACGGGTAACCAATGATATAGCCTGTAAAGCGTAGCTGTGCCGCGGTGCCTGATCCCAATGTAAATGCGGTCGCTAACATACGCAGATACCAGGGAGAATTGGTCGAAATGCCATTAACAAGTGGCAATGCCCCTGTTGATAGGTTTGCTGTAGTTCCGAAGGCAATATCGATCGTTTCAGTATTGGCAGCCGCAACCGTCGAGATAATCCCAGATGCCTCTATAAGCAGTTGGTCCCCTGGCATCTTCAAGAGATTCCCTGGCATCGTATAACGAGCCTGAGTCGAACCAACCGTCATTGAAGTACGGGCAGCGCTCGCTGCAATAGCCGTTCCTGGAGCGGCAAGATTGACTAGTGTATTCCAAAATCCTTGGGCCATAAATTTATGTGGCTGTCCCTTGGAAGACAGGCTGTGTTCCTGAAGACACACCGTTTATATTTATTTGCAAACCAGGAACCAATGATAACGAACCGCCTAAATCTAGGAAACCAAAGACGTGCTTACCTGCGTCCGTGGAGTCGTAGAAAACCGCCCAGAACGCTCCTGTGGGATTTGAAGCGTTCGCCGCGATCGTGATGGGGCTCGTGGCATTCAAGGATGTCACCGCACCAGAGAGCGTCGAAGTCGTGCCGGAGAGCGTTACCCCGCCGGCGGCATAGTTCCCGCCTGGGGTTACCTCATTGGTTGAGTAGTTTTGCGTGCCTCCAGCGCCCCAGCGCGGATCAGAGTCTGTGATCGAAGGCGGGGCCGCATTGGTGATGATGCCCATCTTGATCGTGTCAGATGCCCACAAGGAAGCTAGACCAGTCAAGGTCATGTTCGAGACGAACTTAGCGGAAACGTGGGTCTGGCCGACTGACATACTATCCTGCCAGTTCTTTCAAACGCGCCACCTTGGCCGCATGTGCCGCTTCGTTCTCGGCCAGAGATTTCATGCGAGCATCTATTTCCTCATTGCGCGCGGCGATTGAGGCTTCAGATTCTGCCTTTTGCTGTTCGTGTGCCGCTACATCGGCCGCATGGGCGGCTTTCGCCTCCACCAGGGAATTGGAATCTGCTTCCAATTTCGTAACCTGTGCCCGCAAAGCACTGGCATGTGCGGCTACCTCACTCTCCCTTATCGTCACATTTGTTTCACGTGAAACAATATCAGCCTCCGCATGCTTCACAGCCTGCTCTTGAGCTTCCAAGGCCTGGGCTATACCGACATTGGCATTACGAGCGCTTTCATGGGCGGAGGCTTGGGCGGTAAGCTGCTCCAAGTAGTCTGACGCTTCCTTAGGATTAAGCGCCAACCGTACGAGTGCAAGAGCATCATTGAGCGCAGACGGTGGAGGCGGTAGAACTTCGTTCATGTGTTGGTGATCACGGCGATGCTCTGGCCGCCATGTACCCCACGGTATTCAGTCTGATTGGCCGCCATACGGCCTGAGGCTGCCGTAGCGGTGGGAGTAGTTACATTCCCTGCCACGCTCGCCCCACCCACTAGGACCGAACAGATGGCATCTGCATGCACCCTGATGACGGTCGTGCGCGGGTCAAACGGATTGGAGGCTACAGAGCCAGCCGTAATCGCAACGGTCTGCTGAACTAGCGGCGGTTCGTTCGGCACCTGCCGAGTGCCATCAATGTCGATGTACTCGGTGACATAGACGGTGGCCATTTAGATCGCATTCGGCGGCAAGGCGGAAGGATTCTCAGGTCTGGTCATGTTCATCGACCACGTAGCGGTTGGTACAGTGAGAACACCTGCCGTGGTATTAACCCAGGTGACAGCCAACGTATTGGGCAAAGAAACACGCACATTGCAAATCTGCATTCCAGTCAAAAGTGCCCCTGAGATCAGATAGATATCAACCAGATCCCCCACCAGAAGCCCAGGGACCGTAGCGGTCAACTCAATCGTGGTGTTAGCAGCCACCGTGGCCGCTGACCAGACAAGCGTGCCTGCCACAGCACCTGCCTGGGAAGTCGGCGCGATGACCATGTCATAGATTTCATTGCCCAAAGCCGGTCGATTGGAACCAGGCATTTACCTTTCCCCTTACCAGTCAAGCTGCGGTGAGTTCACAGGCGTCCAGTTCGGCTGCACGCGGAACACAGAGACGATGTAAGGAGCTGCGGCTGTGCCAGCGGCCGGAGTAGGAGTACCAGCAGTATTCAGAAATTTAATTGCCAATGTATCAGCTGCTGACACTCTGGAATCAAGTATTCCGACATTGGCGGTTTGTGCACCGGCTTTTGTCACAATTACCACATCAGTTGCGAGCAGCCCAATGGTAGGGAAATACTGGGTGGCGCTTGCAGTTGCAGCGGTTCCAATGAATGTCTGTTCCGTAATTAGCGGACCAGCCCCCAAAGCTGCGGGAGTGAGCTGGATCTGAAACTGCCCGACCTTCCACAAGTTTCCTGTGGGCATCTGCACCGTATCGGGGGAAGTGGCGACATCTGGGCCAGGATTACTCCCAGTAACATTGGTCGTTGCTGGATTTGCCATTAATTTAACTCCAAGTGGGCCCAAGTATGGCCATGTTTGATGCTGCTGATAGTCGTCCTAGCGACATTAAACTTAGCCGCTAATTCTCTGTCGGTCATAGTTTTGCATAAAGCCTTAATCTCAAATACTTGAGTTTCCGTAAGCTTTGCTTGATGAGCTTTCTCTCCACGCTGATCTGCGGCTCTACCGCGTGACTCTCTATCGGCAATGTTATCTGCCTGCGTGCCTACGCGAAGATGATCCGGATTCACACATGCAGCATTATCGCAGCTGTGAAGTACTGACATTCCTGCGGGAATCTGAGACTCATTGTGAAACGACCAAGAGAAGCGATGCGCCTTCTTGTGCTTCACGCCGAGCATCTCACCTTTGAAATACCCGTATCCGTCCGGATCTAGGCTAGAAGCCCACACCCAGCAGCCATTCGCAGCAATCTTGTATTGCCTTGCGAATCGAATGTTTGCTGGAGTGCTGCGGCGTCCCATTGCTTTGATTCTAGCCTGAAACGCGAACGGCCAGTGAGCGATACAGCGACGCAAACCCGTAGGCTATATCCAACCTGGTCGGTTCCGCGTCATTGTTGATCGTGTAATCCTCCACGATGCGAATCGAGAGACCTAAGTCCTCATCGTATGCCCTGGAGGCTGAGGCATTGCGGGGCAGCGGCAGATCGACCACACCGAGTGCGAAAGCATCGCGATGGAAGTAGAGGTTCTCGGTGGAGTTGGTCGCGAGAGCCGCGCCGGCATTCAAGGTCACCGCAGGGGTGCCGGTGAAAGCCGCAGTTGCCACGCAGTTCTGGAACTGGCCACTGGTGATGATGCACTCTGCGATCGTCACGGTCAGAAGTCCACCAGCGGAAGCGGTATAAAGGCCCGTGGTCGCGAGTCCCGGCGTATTAGTGAAGGTTCCGTTGGCGAGTGTCGCTGGTGCGAACTGCGGGCTACCGGGGGTAGCAACACCGGTCATCTGCGCATACCCGCCCGGAGGGAGGACCACGAATTGCTTCAAGCCAGAGGGGCTATTATACCGACCACGTGACTGCGGATTGACCGGGAATAGACCAGCAATCTGGATCGTGTCCCCGACGTAGCAGCCCGCAGAGTTGGCAGTCAAGCCTGACAGGTTGATGACGCCAAACTGCGCCCAGCCGGCGGTAAGAATCGCTGAGCCACCCACCGCATTGGTGATACCGGCGAGAACTGGCGCTCCCAAGAGTGATCCGGTGCTGTAGTTCGCGATATTGGGATCTTCAAACCAATCAGCGCCGGCCGTCTTCTTGGCGACCATGCCGGTCTCGTAAATCTCATCGATGCGCGCCTGGGGGTTAAAAAGCCCCTTCAAGGCATCGGCCATCGAGGAATTGGCGAACGGGTGCAACACGCAGGTCGGCACCATGCCCTTGGGCATGCCTTCCGACACCAGCATGGCGCGAGAGTCACCGAATGACTTATAGGCAGTCGGAGTGGTTCCAGGCGTACCTAGTCGGTTAGCGGTGTTCTGGAAGCCAAAATAGGCGCCATCAGAATCTACCCGGTTGCCCACCGCGAGACAGGCGGGGTGAATGAAGCGTTCCTCGAATTCATCGATGTCCAGCAACATGTTGATCGTGTTGAACTGAATGTCGACGTGAAACTGGTACAGGATCGGTACCGGCACGTACGTTTCGGTCGAGGGCTCGACGTTGAGCGCGGGACCGAAGGTGCCGACATACCGAGGCGGGACACGCACGTTACACGTGGCACCGATTTTCTTGCCCTTTTGCCCAAATTCCTTGTCGTACTGACGGTTGTACTTGTCAGTGAGGGTGCAGAGATTGGCAAGAACGGGCAATGCCCGATTCGTGATCATCGAGATCGTCAGAGCCGTATTTGCGATGTTCGCTGCTCCTTAAGCAGCGCTCAAGTCAAAAAGAGCGCGATAGAAACTTCAGAGTTTCCCGCCGCTAGTGCCTTTTTCTTGCCGTCAGAACAACGCCGTGCTTCTTCTGCCACTTCGTCAAGACTTGCGATCCCGTAAGATCAGCTTCGTCTTTCTCGACTTGGGAAGCACTGCCGCCGTTCAATGGCTTGATGATGGGCGCATTAACGCGGGGCTTACTCGGAGCTGACTCCGTTTCTGGCTCGGCTTTCGCCGTTTTCTGACTCGCCTCTGGGGCGTCTTCTGTCTTGACTTCCGCCTTAGTTTCTTTGGCGAATGGTTTGAGTGTACTCTCAATTTTACCGATTTCAACTAATTGACGCTGGGCAGCTCGCGCATACCTTGCGGAGCCTGGCGGACAACCATCGGTCATCGCGCGGATCTTCTCTGCTTTCTCTGGATGGACGCCCAGGTCATAAACTAGTTCTGCCATCAAATCTGAGTTCTTGATGGACTCCAAAACATAGTTCGGCAGCACCATATCGGCTGATTCATAGACTTCCTTGAAGTCATCCGGTCCTTGTTCAAAGGCGCGATCCATCTTAGCCTGCGCGTGCGCTGTTTCCTCCTGAATGAAGCGCTCCTGATCGGCTTTGGCCTGATCGGCTTTCAATGCCGAGATCTTTAAATCCGCCCGATAGTCAACCAGCGCATCCCAGTAGGCCTGATCGCCTTCCTCGCCTGCTTTGAAGTCTGCTCTAGCGGGTTTCTTAGTCTCCTCAATCTTCGCAGGCTTTAGCTGCTCACGTAAAGCTGCAAGATCGGCTTCTAGCTTCGCCGCGCGCGCATCGGCTAGCTTTGCGTTGTTGTACTGTTCGGCTGCGAACTCCTCGGCTTCCTTCTGCATGCGGTGCTTCTTGCCGATCGTCGCCTGCATCGCCTTGGTGAATTCGCGCTTCTGGCGTGGGGTAAGGCCGTCCTCGCCTTCCTCGTCATCGCCAGCATCATCGGGAGGCGTTTCAACCTTGGGAGGAACAGCGGGATTGTCCGCGACTTTCTTCTCAGGTTCGCTTTTGGCAGCCTGAGCATCGTTATCGGCCTTCACTTCAGGTGGCACGGGAAACACCCCTTTACCTGTGGTGTAGGCTTCGATCTGATCCCGACCGTTTTCAACGACTACCGTCATTTACGCTGCTCCATTAATATTTTTTATGATAGCCGAGGCAACTTTGCTGCCATCATCGTCATGTGCTTTGTGACCGTATAGGCCAAGCCCATAGGCAAGTCGTTGCCATAAAGGCAATCGCGCGCGTATCGCTGGATCGTCTATGCCCCGCGAGGACGTGAAGTAACCGTTCCAGGTCGTGCGCTCTCCGACCTTCTTCCCTTGCCAATCATAGTCAGTCCAATGTGCGCCTAGCCATGTCCTGCCGTCCTCGCGAACTTGGCACAACTGCCGGTATACAGAGCGACCCCCGATATCGCATAGCCTGAAGGTTGGTTCATCCATTTACGCTGCTCCATTTTCTGCTTTTTCAGCCGACTTCAACGCTATCTCAGCCGCTTCTTTATTGTGTGCAGCCTCCACATGGGTGTTCAAGAGTTCACCACCCACCGCAATCTCTTCCTTCGCCAGTGTGACATGCCCGCGCATTGCCTCGACCTTAATCGCCGTGTCGGCGCGAGTTTCAGTGTCTTGGCGCTTGGTCTTGTTCGATTCCTCGACATCGTGCGCCTTGACCGTAGCGGCAAGGTGCGCCTTGGCCATGCCGTACTTGTTCTCAAGCTGCGCCTCTTGAAGCGCTTGTTTAAGCTGCTGGTTCTGCGCGGAGAGCGACTGAACCACGGCGCGAGCCTCTTTCGGCAGGTTCTCCATGATCTTCTTTAAGCCCTCAGGATTCTGAGCGGCTATGCGATCGGCAATCTCTTCAGTGTACATGCCATCCATAGACCTGAAGACTAGATCCGCAGCGTTCTTGGCCACAATCTCGCCCATGGGGCCAGGAGAAGTGACCAATTCAATCAGATCTTCCGCCCCCTGTTCGCGCATAGTCTCGTAGCTCGGGCCTGCTTCCATGACAACATCAAAGCGACCAATCGAGAGATCATTCTTGACCGATGTAACCCCATTTGCATCTTGGATTTCCTTATTCAACTCGATCATCTGAGGCTTGCCATCCCCACCGATGATCCGCTGCATGCGCTCCTCGCTATAGTACGGCGGGAACCAGTCGAGCATGATCCTCCAGGCGTGAGCTACGGCTAACTTTTTGTTCTTGTAGTACTGGCTGTGCGACTGATCCGAGAGCTTGTCGCGGCGCTGCAAAGCGCGTCCTGAAACAGTTTGCCCTTGCGATTGATCCTGTCCAGGCTCATTTGGCATGCCGGCGATCGCGAGTAAGTTCGAGCGCATACCCTGCACGAACTCGGTAAACCCAGCCTCCACTTGCGCCGGCGGTATCGGCTGCGGGGGCGGTAGGAGCGTCGCTCCCTGCCCGGTCTCGATTGTCACGGGCTTATATGTAAGCGTTGGGATGGGTTCGCGATTGGATTCAGTCCACTCAGGATGCCCGTCTAGCTGTCCTTCCGCGGCGATGTACTTGGACTTTGTGGCCAGGCCTAAACGCAGAATCTTGGAGGTCTCGCCATAATCGACCATGCGTTGCGGGTCCATCATGGTCTGCACCATGCCGCGCCGATAGACCTTGCCGTCGATCATGCGGGCATTTCCCTGTACGCGTATGACTGGAATGAATGTGCCCGGAATGGTTTCTCGCTGCGTAACCTTAGTGCCATTCAGGTGGAACAGCTGAACTTTAGATTTAGTCCCTTCCCGCTCGCCAATAATGGTAGCTTGAATGCGCCGCAGTTGCGCATCAGTTGGCAGATCAGATTTGAACACCCCGAATTTTGTCCCATCGGGCAGTTTTAGCTGATAGAGCTTCTCCTGCTTATCCAGAATCCGAAAGTACTGCGCAACCCTGATTTCCTCTTTGGTCTCCCAGTCAGCCGCCATGCGCGCTGATCCCACATCAGACCAGGGTACTAGGTCAACACCTGGATTTAAACGCTTAAATTCATTGCGCTTTTGCATGAGTGCGATCAAGCACCAGCGCATGTCCTGCGCGGTGGGCATCATCGAGCCAGGATCAGGGTAGACCGTGAAGCAATCGAAGATCGGCGCTATGCGGATTTCTTTATCAAAGCTGTTCTGCGAGGCCCACTCAGCTAAGAGCCTAAACCATCCCCAGCCTCCTGAGACGGCGTTGTCTGTGGCGTTGTCGTAGGCGACAGGGGCGTCTGATCGGTATTCCACATGGCGTCCAAGGCCGTTGATAACGTCTGCACGCTCAGTGTCAGCGCCATCGGCGATAGGATGACATTTACCACGTGTTTCGAGATCGGCAATACTGTTAACAACCCTTCCAACAAGGGTGTCGGTGAGGTTGATGACGAGTTCCGGATTCTCCTGGCTCGCTGATGTGACATAGTCGCTATCCCAGTGATTCTCGCCCTCGCGAAAGAGCATCGCATCCTTCGCCGCTTCCCGATTGTGCGAATCGGCCTCGAGCGACATGGACATGCGGTCGCGGGCTTCCTCGAACACGTCCTCATCGGCTATGGCATCGAGGTCTGGATCGCGGTCGTTCATCGATGCATCCACGCCTGCGGGCCGCCTCTGCGCACAACCGGCATGATCACCTGCTGTTTCTCCTCGGCAGGCTTCATAAGTTCCGGGAATAGATCAGACATGGCCCAGATCATAGCATCCGCGCGGTTAGGCGAATTCTCGCCCATGTAGCCATTTGTGGTAAATCCCGCCAGCTCGTCCTCTAGATCTCGGTGAAAGCCGACAAGCCTGCACTTACCTGTCTCGAACATCGCTGATATCGGCTCAGCTCGCACAACCTTGCCGCGGCTGGCAGTGAGTGACCTAAACGGCACGCGGGTGCTAAGTTCGGTAGCAGCCGTCTTGATCACAAATCCCACCATGGCACCGCCGAAGTTTATCTCTCCCACGATTCGGTCGGCCTTCTCGCGCAAGTACGCCTGAACTGCCACCTTACCCCATGCAGCGGGACCAACCTTACAGGTAAGGTCATGCAGCACATAACCAATCCCATCGACGCCTAAGCCGCAAACGCTGATGCCAATCGCATCATTGTCCGTGTTGTCCGTGTCCTCGGCTCCTGACGGATCGACAGCCACCACGACCCTAAGCATGTCGGGCAAGTCACCATCCAAGTGGCGCCACTTCTCCAGGTTCTCATCGAGAAAGAGCGCATTAGGAGCGATATCGGAAAACTCACCTTCTAAGAAGCGCTTACGCAGCCGCGCCGGCAGCGCCTCGAGCGTCTTGATGTAATCTGGCGGAAGGTGGGGATTGTCCTTAGGATTCAACTGCATGAATCCGTAGTTATCTGGATCAGGCAGATACTGCTTGGTATCAGGATCCTTCTTTAAGCGAAAGACCGTATAGGTCCAGTGCGCTTTGGAGGGAGGATTCTCGTCATAGTACATTTTGAGCGCCAAGGGCTTACCCGTAGTCGTATCGATGACATTCTGCGCTAAGCGTGTCACGGCGACATTGCGGCTGGCGTAAGGGATCTGGCTGCACTCATTGAGTAAGATAGTGGCGTACTCGGATCCCAAGATCTTTTCGGTGCGTTCCTTGTCATCGAGGCCGCCGAACCAGATCTGAGAGCCACCTTTGAATTGTGCGAACCAGTCCGAGCGATTTAGATCGTAGTGAACGTCCGGAAAGAAGTTCTTCATCACCGCTGGGAACGTATCGTGAATGATCGATTGCTTGATATGGCCGAACCGGAAGCGTAGAGCGGCGTGTCTCGACCCAGGAGCTTTCAGGGCTCTCACGCACATAGCGCGCACCAATAGCACCGTTTTCGTCGAACGTGACCCACCAGCAAGTAAAATATGCTGCGCTTTCGAGGCTAGCAGTTCGTTGGCTTGTTCCTGTTTCGGCGTTAGCGTCCATGTCATACGGCTGGCGGAATGTAGCCTTTGGCGAAGTACTCATTGGCTTGGGCTAGCCGGCGCTCCAAATCGGCTACGCGCAGCTCCAAGTCATAGACTTTGGCCTTGAATGCTGCGACTGGATTGATCTCGCGATTCAAATCGACCTTGCGCTGATAGACGCCCTTGGGCATCAGTCTGCACCTTTATCAATCAAACAGAGCACCAAGCTCAGATTCTTTCGATCCTTAAACTCAGGCAAATGGTCTCTAACGATTCTGGCAGACATTTGGCCGGTGCGTGCAAGTTCAGGTTCATGCAGCTTATCAACCGACATCTCCACGTGATAGAGAATTTCGCATTCTTGGATATTCATCCGTTCAAGCGCTGGATCCGCGGCGCATCCTCTTTGATGACTTCCTTTGTCCACTCCATGATGCCCTGCACGAAATCGAGTGACTGCTCTCGCGTCATCGAGCCCATTACCTCGACCTGCTTGCCTCGCGTGCGCACCATGACGATACAGCCGGTCTCTTTGGACATCGCGATCGAATAGGTCACTTTCTTGTTGCTTGCCACTGCGCCTCCAGAACTCTTAGGTCATTAGCCGCATCCGATACGCCATGCCAGTCAGCCAGGTCTACCTTGCACTTCAAGTACAGGATGAGCGCTTCTCGGTGAGTCTGGTACTGCTCTTTGGTCATAACCTTGAGTCCGTGGCAGTGATCATAATGGGATGCTCTGCATCGCCTCTGTGCGTCGCTTCGATATTGGCTAGCTTGG